GTGCTGTGCTTTACGTTGCGCCGACTCAGGGTCAGGCTCGTCAGATTGTCTGGGATGTGTTGTTAGATGTAGGTCGTGAGATTATCCAGAGTAGCCATGTAAACAACATGGAAGTGACCTTGATTAACGGTGCAAAGATATATGTTCGGGGTTCAGATCGTCCTGACACTTTGCGGGGTGTCAGTCTGACATATGCAGTCTTGGACGAGGTGGCAGACATTAAGCCAGAGACTTGGGAGCAGGTTATCAGAGCCAGCTTGTCCGACAAGAAGGGTCGTGCCATGTTTATTGGTACGCCCAAGGGTAGAAATTGGTTCTACGATATATACAACTTAGGCCAAGAGGAGCAAGACCCTGACTGGAAATCTTGGCATTTCACCACCAAAGACAACCCTTTGATTGATGAAAAAGAGATTGAAAGTGCCAAAAAGACGCTATCCAGCTTCGCCTTTAAACAAGAATACCTAGCCAGTTTTGACAATGCTGGCTCTGATGTCTTTAAGGAGGAGTGGATCAAGTATGGGGAAATCCCTGAGAGGGGGAGTTATTTCATTGCGGTTGACTTAGCGGGGTTTGAGGAGGTGGCTAAACAGGCCGCTAACTCCAAGAAGCGGCTAGACCAGACTGCTATATCTATAGTGAAGGTCACTGATGATGGTAAGTGGTATGTAGAGAAGATTGAGCATGGTCGGTGGGATATTCGCACGACTGCTGTGAACATTCTGATGGCTATCAGGGACTATAAGCCTTTGTCCATTGGCATCGAGAGGGGGGCATTGAAGAATGCTGTGCTTCCCTATTTGAGTGATTTAATGCGAAAATCGAACATATATGCTCACATAGTGGATTTGACTCATGGGAACAAGAAGAAGTCAGACAGGGTGATTTGGGCATTGCAGGGACGGTTTGAGCATGGCAGAATAGTGCTTAATAAGGAAGAAGACTGGACAGAGTTCCTAGATCAACTGTTGATGTTTCCATCGCAGGGTGTTCAGGATGACTTGCCGGACTCCCTTAGTTATATAGATCAGTTGTCTATAACCTCTTACTTTGAGGCAGATGATGAAGACGAGTGGCAACCACAAGACATCATTTCTGGCTTTTAAGGTAACACTATGGCAACAGACAAGTTAGAGCAAAACGAGTTTTATCAGCCGACAGAGGCAGATAAAGAATTGACAGGGTTTGTCGTTGACCACTGCCAACGCTGGCGTGATTACCGTGATGTCAACTTCTTACCCGACTGGCTTGAATACGAGCGTATCTTTCGTGGTCAGTGGGCATCTGAGGACAAGACAAGGGAATCAGAGCGTAGCCGTATTGTGACCCCTGCAACTCAACAAGCCGTAGAAACCCGCCATGCCGAGATCATGGAAGCTATCTTCGGTCAAGGCGACTTCTTCGACATTGAAGACAATATCCAAGACATTGGCGGTAATCCTATTGACGTTGAGCTAATCAAGTCTCAACTGATGGAAGACTTCAAGAAAGACAAGATTAGAAAGTCTATCGACCAGATCGAGTTGATGGCTGAAATCTATGGAACAGGTATTGGCGAGATCATCGTCAAGACTGAAAAAGAGTACATCCCAACTACTCGTCCTATTCCTAATCAGGCAGGGCAAGCCGCTATTGGTGTGGTTGAGCGTGATCGTATTGCGGTCAAGATCATGCCTGTCAACCCTAAGAACTTCCTGTTTGACCCTAATGGCACATCTATTGATGACTGTATGGGTGTGGCTATTGAGAAGTATGTCTCGATTCACAAGGTTGTTGAGGGTATTGAGCGTGGTATCTACCGCAAAGTAGACATCACGCCCACCTACGAAGACACTGATCTTGAACCTACTCAAGAAGTTTCCCAATATCAGGACGAAAAGGTGCTTTTGCTGACCTATTACGGTCTTGTGCCAAGGGAATACCTGAACAATTTGACTGAAAACAAGGAAATTGTCGAGTTGTTTCCTGAAAACTCAGCCGCTGAAGACTACACCGACATGGTTGAGGCCATTGTGGTCATTGCCAACGATGGTTTGTTGTTGAAAGCTGAAGAAAACCCTTACATGATGAAAGATCGTCCAGTCTTGAGCTATCAAGATGACACGATTCCTAATCGTTTGTTGGGTCGGGGTACGGTTGAGAAGGCATTCAATATGCAAAAAGCTATTGATGCCCAAACTCGTAGCCATTTGGACTCTTTGGCACTGACAACTAGCCCAATGATTGCTATGGATGCAACTCGTTTGCCTAGAGGCGCTAAATTTGAGGTAAAGCCCGGAAAAGCTATTCTGACTAACGGCGCACCTAGCGAGATTTTGTTCCCATTCAAGTTCGGTGAGACAAGTTTGAACAACTTGAACACTGCCAAGGAGTTTGAGCGTATGTTGTTGCAAGCAACAGGTACGCTGGATTCACAGGGCATGGTTAGCAATGTCTCTAGGGATGGTGGTCAGGGCGGTATGTCGATGGCTGTGGCCTCTATCATCAAGAAATACAAGCGTACATTGGTGAACTTCCAAGAAGATTTCCTAATTCCATTCATCAAGAAGGCGGCTTTCCGCTATATGCAGTTTGACCCAGAGCGTTATCCTTCTGTGGACATGAACTTTGTGCCAACTGCCACCTTGGGCATCATTGCTAGAGAGTATGAGCAACAGCAATTCATTGGTTTGTTGCAGACTCTTGACCCAAATACTCCTGTTTTGCCGATCATCTTGAAGGGTATCTTGTCTAACTCCAGTTTGACAAACCGCTTTGAATTGATTGCGGCTTTGGAGGAGATGAGCAAGCCTAACCCGCAACAGCAAGAGATTGAGCAGATGCAAGCACAGTTGGCGATGCAAGCCGCACAAGCGCAGATTGCAGTTCAGACTACTCAGGCTGAGGAGAACAAGGCCAATGCTGTGAAGTTGTCTATGGAAACTCAGTTGATGCCGCAAGAGGTACAGGCCAAGAACATGGCCTCTATCACCAAGAACTTGCCTAATGAAGATATGGCATCTTCACAGGAGTTTGACAAGCGGGTTAAGATTGCTGAACTGATGTTGAAAGAGGCAGACATCAAGAACAAGTCTAAGATTGTCGAGTTGCAAATGGCTGACAAGCAAAGCAAGGTCGAGAATGACTTTTTAGACAGATTGTCTAGGGAACTCACATAATGGATATTCTTGACTTAGAGCGCAAGCTAGGCATTGAGAATATGTCTGCTGATGAGCAGATGGCTTTATTGACTGCGCTACAAAAGTCTGCTGAAGAAAAAGCCGCTAAAGCCAGAGAAGAAACGATTGGCAAGAGTGCTGAGTTGGTGATTCAGGGCTTAAAGCGTATCAAGACTGACCTTGAGAGTCGATTTGCAGACTTGAATTCATCTATTCAAGATCGTGCTTCTAACTTGCGTAATGGCATTGATGGCAAGGATGGACGAGATGGAAAAGATGGAAAGTCGGGTCGAGATGGACTCAAAGGCGATAAGGGTGACGCTGGTCGAGATGGGCGTGATGGAGTGGATGGTGCTGACGGTGTGTCTGTTACCGATGCTCGCATTGATTTTGACGGTAGCCTTATTATCGTCCTGTCTACTGGTCGTGAACTCAATGTTGGTGAAGTTGTTACTCCTGATCTTGCAGAACGCATCAAAGTCATTACTAATGGTGGCGGTACTTCTCAGTCTGTACTTGATACTCTAGCTTCCCTCCAAACCCAGATCAATAACCTGATTCCTAGCCAATCAGGGAATTCTGGCAAGTTCTTAACTACCAATGGTTCTACCCTCTCATGGGGTTCTGCTGTTGGCGGTTTGAGTTACCAAGGAACATGGAATGCGTCTACAAACTCTCCTACTCTCACTTCTAGTGTTGGGACAAACGGCTACTATTATGTTGTTGATACTGCTGGTTCTACAAACCTGAATGGCATCACTGACTGGAAAGCTGGTGATTGGCTAATCTTCAACGGTTCTACTTGGCAGAAGATTGACCAAAGTTGGGCTATTGCTGGCGCTAACGACAACATCACTTCCATGACTGGTGTTACAGGTGGTATTTCATCCCCTGATTTCATCCAGTTTGACACTGCCGCAACTGTTACGAATGCAACTGGTAAGTTGTATTACAACGCTGAAGATCAATTCCAAACATTGTCATTCCAGATGAATGGCAATCAGGTTCAGCACATTGGTGAAGAACTGTATTACAGGGTTAAGTTGTCTTCTGGAGCAACCAAAGGCCAAGTGTTGATGTTCACTGGTACTCTAGGCGCTAGTGGTGGCTTGACAGCCGCACCAGCTACAGGGTTGCAACCAGAACAAGCAAGCTATATTCTTGGTGTTGCCGCTGAAACTGGCGCTACAAATGATTGGATATTTGTCACGACTTTTGGTGAAGTCAAGTCAATCAATACAACTGGTGGAGCAGAGAGTTGGGCGCAAGGTGATGTCCTTTACTACAACCCATCTGTCACAGGTGGTTTGACCAAGACCAAGCCAGCAGTGCCTAATGCTATTTGCATTGTGGCGGCTGTTGTCCATGTTGGCTCATCAAATGGCGTATTGTTTGTTCGTCCTTCATTTGGTTCTGTATTGGGTGGAACAGATGGAAATGTGAATTTCACATCGTTAGCATCTGGCAACACCTTGATTTACGATGCTGTTGCTGGTGTTTGGGAAAACGCTTTTCTAACTGATGGCACAGGTATCAGCATCACTGAGGGTGCAGGGACTATCACCATTACCAACTCTGCACCTGACCAAACAGTTGCATTGACTGGTGCTGGTACTACGTCTATAAGTGGTACATATCCCAACTTCACCATCACCTCAAATGATGCTTTCACAGGGACTGTGACTTCTGTCACTGGTACTTCTCCTGTTGCATCTAGTGGTGGCACTACTCCCGCTATTAGCTTGGCTTCTGGTTATGGCGATACTCAGAACCCTTATGCTTCTAAGACTGCAAACTATGTCTTAGCCGCCCCTAATGGTTCTTCTGGAGTGCCTACATTCAGGGCGATTGTTGCGGCTGACGTACCTACATTGAACCAGAACACGACAGGGACTGCCGCATCAACACCCAAGTTGCTGACCACAAACTTTACAATTGAAGAATCTGGCGGTAAATTGCTGTTCAAGTATGGGGCAACGACAATTGCTTCTATGTCTTCAACTGGAGTCATCACCTCTGCGACAAACATTGTTGCAAATGGAACACCTTAAGAAAGGGAATTAGAAAATGGCTGTCTCACTTGTAAGTACAGGGGTAACCTTCCCTGATAGTTCTACGCAGACCACTGCGGCGACTGGCTTTGGGTTTAAAAACCGCATCATCAACGGCGCAATGGTTATTGACCAGAGGAATGCGGGGGCGAGTGTTACGCTTACATCTGGAACGTTGTATACCGTTGATCGTTTTGGTGCTTTTGAAGATACTGATGGTGGCATGACTGCTCAACAATCTTCGCAAGCACCAGAAGGCTTTACAAAATCTCTTTTATTTACGACAACTTCTGCCGATGCTTCTTTGGGGGCGACACAGTCCTGTGTTGTTGTTCAGAGAATTGAAGGAAATAATACTGCCGACTTAGGTTGGGGAACTGCTCTAGCAAAGACTGTTACTTTGTCTTTTTGGGTTCGTAGTTCACTTACTGGCACTTTTAGCGGTAGTTTGATGAATTCTGCCGCTGATAGAAGCTACCCATTTACCTACACAATCTCATCCGCAAACACTTGGGAGCAAAAGTCAGTAACTGTTTCTGGCGACACATCAGGTACATGGCTTACTGACAACGGTATTGGTATTCGTGTGCATTTCAGTCTTGGTTCTGGCTCCTCTTATTCTGGAACCGCTGGCGCATGGGCTGCTGGTTTGTTTTTTGGCGCTACAGGCGCAACATCTGTTATAGGCACAAACGGTGCTACGTTCTACATCACAGGCGTTCAACTGGAAAAAGGCTCAACAGCAACGAGCTTTGACTACAGGCCGTATGGCACTGAGTTGCAACTTTGCCAACGCTATCTGCCAACATGGTCGCCCAGTTCTTCGGCGTATGGCGCTGTTGGCTCTGGGATGTGCTATGCCACTGTTGCTGGATTTATTTTTGTCGGATTTCAAGTGCCGCCAAGAATACCCCCAACAGGTCTGACAGGAACAGCATCTAATTTTAGGGTTTACCAAGCAACAGCAGGTGCAGTTTCTCCAACAGCACTTGTTTTTAACACTTCCAGTTACTTGGGTGCAAATATGCAATTCACGGGGGCATCTGGTTTAGTCGCGGGTAACGCTACTATTATGGAAGCAACTGCTGGCGGTGGTTCAGTTATTTTATTTACAGGATGTGAACTATGAACGAACCAACTTGGAAACTTTACTACCGTCTTGGTCAAACTGAGGCTGATGCCGTATGGCGTGAATGGCCTGATGGTCGTCAAGAGTCATGCCTTGTGACCGCTGAAGCCTATCTTGCTTGGGTGGCTGAAGGCAACACACCAGAGCCAGCAGATGAGGGAACTCAGTGACACCTGAACTCCAACGCTATTACGAATCCCGCTTTGACATGATGAGCATGGAAGGCTGGAAGGACTTGACTATTGACATTGACAATATGATAGAGTCCTTGAATAATATAAGCGTGATTCCTGATGAAAAGACCTTGATGTTCAGAAAAGGTGAACTTTCCATCTTGACTTGGCTGAAAACCTTGAAAGAGGTCAGCGAACGAGCCTACGAGGAATTGAATGAAAAGAATGTATGAATTTGTCTGTGAAAATGGACACAAAATTGAACGGTATTGCAATTATGAGTTGCAATCTGTTCAGTGTGAGTGCGGTGGTTCAGCCAGTCGCATCATGAGCGCACCTAGCGTTAAATTGGAAGGGTGGTCAGGTCATTTCCCAACTGCACATATGCAGTTTGACCATAAACACCGTGAAAAGTTAGCGGCAGAGCGCAAAGCCACAACATAAGCATTTATGCCGTTGTGATCTCCTAGAACCCAAAAGTGGCAGGAAAAAGGAAAAAACAATGTTGATTGATAACCCAGACGAGTTGCAAAGTGAATTAGAAGTCGTTGAAAAGCAGAAACTTCATTCCACCGTTGAGCAAGCTAGTGATGACATTCCCGACAAGTATCGGGGCAAAGAACTGTCAGACATTATCAAGATGCACCAAGAGGCTGAAAAGCTGATTGGCAAGCAAGCTCAAGAAGTGGGGGAAGTACGCAAATTAGCGGATGAACTCATTAAGCAGAACCTTGCGGGTAAACCCCAACTTGTTAAAGAGGACGAGCCAGAAGTAGATTTTTTCGAGAATCCACAGGCGGCTGTTCGTAAGACTGTTGATAACCATCCTGATGTTCTTGCGGGTCGCCAAGCGGCTCTTGAG